TAAAAATTGTGTTTTTATAATATACGCATAAATAACATTATCATGTTCCAATTCATCACAGACCTATCACACACCTTATTGAGTTTCATCAAAGACGATCCTGTTCGCCCTGAGATATCTACAGATTTTAGAGTAAGTCATGGCCGTGTTGTCGCTGCATTGACTGATGAACAAGAGCAACCGGAAGCGATGGTATGTGTCAGCTTCCATGACTTTGTTCCTGAAGATGTAGCAGGATTGAATGAGACATCTACTGTCCCGACTACTGCTATATTCTACACTATCTGGAGTTACAAAAGCGGCAAAGGTGCAGAGTTATTGATGCAAGCGGTGAAAGGGATACAGGAACAATATCCTAGCGTCACTAGATTTGTGACATTGAGTCCTAAGACTAACCTAGCCCGCAGGTTCCATCTAAAGAACGGTGCTATCGTTTTCCGTGAAAACATAGACACTACTAATTATGAGTATCTGACAGAAAATCCCGTAGAAATTCTACAAGATAAATCATCTACCTAAATTATTAATGATATGAAACTTGAATTTCTTCTTTTGTATTAGTAGGAAACATTAAAGAAGAATCAGTAGCGTGAATTCTACGATTTACTTTTTCATTGTTATATCCAATTCCCATAATAAGAACCGGTTTTCTTTCAAGATTTAATAACTCTTTAATTTTTAAAGTTTGAAAGCATTGGCAGCATCCGGTAGCATATCCTAACATGCTAGAAATTATATTAACATAGCCGGAAGAAATACCAATTGCTGTATTTAAGTCTCTTTCAAATATCCAAACTTCAGCATCATCGTGTTTACTCCATTTTTCAAAGGCTTTAGGAGTTATAACATCTAATTCTTTTCTTTCGTAAATAAACAGAACATTTGCTCTTGTTTGACTATTTGTCGTTTGAATAGATTCACCTGTTTCAATATTATTTGCAGTTACTCCGGTGGATAATGCATGAATTTGTTCTATTAAATTAACATCTGTTATAATATGCAAATCATAAAATGCTATATTTTGCTTACTAGGGCAGTTAGTTGCAGCATGAACTAGTAAATCTAAATCTTCTTTTGGCATTTGTTTATTTAAATCAAAATTTCGTTGACAATGTTGACTTTTAATTACAGATTTTTTGATGGTACTGTGATCTATTAACATAATGAGTTGTCCTTTATATCTCATATTTATCATCTATTGTTGTAAAAACACAACAGTTTATATAGCAAAATCCTGCAAAATTGTTCATTTTTTGAACAGTTTCGGGCCTTGACATTAAATGGATTAGGGTGTATAATACACTTATGAACTCAAAAATCGTCCGTAAGCGTAGAACAGATCGTAATCAGGTCCTGTACTTTATCCAAGATAATGTGACACAGGAGACCTATATCGGTCTGACTGCTGTATGTTTCGCAGGTAATGTGCGTAAGACATTGACCCGTCGTATGCAAAAGCATATGCAACGGGCTTTGACTGAGAACAAGAATTGGGGTCTGTCTCGTGCATTGCGTGAACGTGGTGCCGAGCGTTTCGTATTCGGTGTTGTTGAGATTGTACGCGGTAAGCGTCCTGCTCATGCCCGCGAGACAGAATTGATTAACACATTGCAACCAGAATTGAACACTTTCGGAGTTAAGTATTTTGACTATTAATGACGCATACAAATACGCCATGCTTATTCGTAAGCAGGCTAAGCTGTACTCTAATATCCGTTTTGCCGAAGTAGAGGCAAAGATGAAAGCAGAAGGACATCCTGAGGCTGATATCAAGTTAGTTAAGGATTGGATCAATCACTTTGCTAGCGGTAGGGCAAAACCAAAATGGGTAGCACAATGAAAGATTTTATGTATGAGCAACAACGGGAATCCGTCACCGAAGATTGGGGTGATGAGATATCGTTGGCTCTACTTTCAGAAAAATTAAATCTGCCCCGGGTGTCCTACAGGATCTATTATTCCAAGGACAACCTAACCCGTAGAATTTTTATCTTTCGTGGCAACTGTGCACCGGCTGAGACTGAGATAATGTTAGGTCTAGGATTTACTTTTGCTAAAGAGGGTGATACAGAAAACATCCCTGATCAACTGGTAGAGGAAGTTGAACAATGATCGACTACAAGTTTATTGGTTGGAACAACACTGATGGTTCTGACAAAGTATGGGGTGCTATCTACATGAAAGATAGAACTAATATCCGTCCTAAGGTATTGATTTTCTGGGGACGCCGTGGAAAGAAACTGCAAACCAAGATGGATCGTGAAGGCTGGGACTTAGATAAACTGGTTCGTGAAAAACAAAATAAAGGTTATCAAACAGTTTATGACTATGAACTGAAAATGGTATACCCAGAATTTGAAAGTGATCTAGAAAAGACCACAATGTGGGCATTACTGAAACTATGAACGAAAAGATTAATACTTGGAGAACATTACAAGAACTGCCACCAGCCGTGACAAGTTTTTGGTGTAGATTCAATTGGCACACTTGGACTAAGTGGAGCGATCCAGTATCACCGTCACATTCATCATATACTAGACAACATCGGTACTGTATCCATTGTAATTCTCAAGACTGTAAAAAATGGAACTCTAATTAAAACTATGAAAACAAAAGAACAAACTATTACCGACATGTGCTATACATATAGGCATGATTATGGGTTGCGTAAAGAAGAAGGGGAACCACCTTGGACGAGCGGAATGACAGAACAGGATGCCAAAATGCTTTACAAAACGATGGAACAGATATATAATAACAATATTGAACCGCTACTTGAACAATACAAAGGAAAAGAAAATGCAACTAAGTGAAGTTAACAACACATTTCAACATAAAATCACTGGTGGAAGTGAGTATGGTTGGGACTGTTATGGCTCTAACACATGGTCTATCGATTACACTAGCAAATACGCATTTGGTTATGTGATCTTTGATACAGTGACTCAAAGAGTGTATGAAGTAAATGTCACTCCGGCTTTTGGTGCTTGGGGTACAAAAGAACATGAACCTAAGCCCTATCGTTATATCGACCCTGACTACCGTTTATCGCATGATACTGAGGCAAAGGATCGTAATGTTGATGCTGACCAAGCATGGGATGATATTAAGTGGGTTGATTTGGAAACTGAAGAAGATTTCATCGAGAAGGCAACTAAGATATTCAATGGTGAGAGTTTTGATGACCGAATTCAAGTGCCCGTAGAACTAGATAATGAAACTATATTGACATTAACAATGGAAGCACATAAACGTGATATCACATTGAACAAACTGATTGAAGAAATCTTGCGTGAATTGATTGTAGACAAAACCGTAGCTTAACTCGTTGAATAGGAGATATATCATGAAAAAACTTTCAGTAGCAATCGTATCATTAGCACTGAGTGTAAACTCATTCGCAGGCGGCAATGATGATTGGGTAGCACCATTCATTGTTGGCGGTATAGCAGGGGCATTCATTGCCAATCATGTCAATAAGAGTTCCCAGACTGGTCCATCTAATAATGCAGTTTATGTTCAGCCAGGATTAGATTGTCGTCCGGGTATGTCTAACAGGCACCCGTTATGCGATTCTCCCCGTCCTAGATACCAAGAACCAACACTAGTAGTGAACAGGCGAGTCATCGTGAATAACAATGTCACATTCCCCTCAAACACTCCGCCAATGGGATATCATTTTCAATATATCCACGATAGCTACTGCAATTGCTACAAACAAGCACTCGTGCCAAACTGATCATGGATATAAAAAACAAACTTCACTTATTGACGCTACAACTGCGTATGAGACAATTCATCTTAAACAGTAAATTGATGCTACGGACATTATATCCCACAAGTATGTGGTCATACCTTATGGTACATGGATCATTGGTTGCGGTCAGTGTGTTTGGATTGATCTTGTTAGTAACTAATATTTTATGAAAGTAATATCATGGGAAAGAAACTCAAAAAAATTGAAACCGTAATCGAACCTAGCGAACTTACTCCATTGTGGGCTAAGACAGGTGATAACTCTTGGGTCGCTACATTACAAGAAGATCCAGAGACAGGTGATTTGATTCTACCGTTGCCAGATGATGTGATGAAATCGCAAGGTTTTGAGATTGGTGATATACTGAAATGGAAAGATAATAAAGACGGATCATTCGTTATCACTAAGAAAGCATCCGAGCCCGAAGAGACAGAGTGGGTTCTTGTTGAATGTGTTAGCACATTCCGTGACCGCTATATGGTCGAAGTGCCTAAAGGTAAAAGTGAATGGGCAATGGATACTGTTACCATGAATGAAGCCAAGACATTCAGTTCAGAACATTTGGGTGAACAAATTGTGTCCCATCGTGTGGTCAGTAAGAAAGAAGCATTGTCTTTGTGCGACCAAGATAATGACTATACAAAAGAATGGGACAAAGAAAAGAAAATGGAAATATTTTTCACTACATGGGAAGAACAGAATGGAAACGATTGATACACTAGAAGTTCCTTATCAACCAACTAAAGATTGGACTGATAAAGATTGGAATAAGTTTACTAGTTGGTTGAATGGTATGCTCAAGATAACAGACATGACCATCACTTTCACCAAGAAGGATGGCACTGAAAGGGTGATGAAATGCACATTGAAGCCCGACGCAATACCTGTAGTTGAAACAAAGCCATTAGCTGAAGGTAAGACACCTCGCAAAGAATCAACGACCAGTATCAGGGTATTTGACTTAGAAAAAAGTGAATGGCGCAGTTTCACTACAACTAGTGTATCCAGAGTGGAGTTTTCCATCACTTGACAATAAATGGGTAGTGTGCTATACTATGGCTTATGAAAAAGCAAACACTCTCATTCGTTATTGAACAGCCCAAACATAGGGCTCACCGTGTGTTGTTTCAAAACAACACACCGTTCAAACCCAAGTCTGTACAATCCAAAATATTGTACAAGCGTAAACCCAAGCATTCCAAGCAGGAATTTTAATTTGACAATAAATGATCTTGGGTATATAATACAATTTTAACAAGGAAATCAAAATGAATCTGAAACTAAAAGCGGCATTATATACCGCAGGTCTTTTCGCGTCAATGATTGGTGCTAGCGTAGTGGTTAGTTATATCGCTAGTATAATGACCGCAACACAGGCTGTATACATACTTGGTGTATTGTGCATCGGTGCATTGGTATACACAATTTATGGAGTCATGCTGGCTCGTATGGAATACAACGAAAGTTTGAACGACAGTTTGAAACGTATGGCTGAGAAATCGGTTGACAATAAATGAATTTGGGTATATAATAGAGTCTTAT